ATAGCATCTTCGCCACATTCAGTTTCTATTAAGTCAGTAACCGCAACAAGCATATCGCCTTCTATGTATAACTCTTTAGGCTTACCCAAAGTGTGTGCCATATCAGCTTTGTGGTCTACTAAAGACCAAATCATATTTTTGCCCTTTGGTCCACGTTCTTTGATAGTCTTGGTAAACGCTTCAGCAACGATAATATCGTTATCTAAATCAACGTTTCCAATTCTTGACCAACACGCTTTTACTGTTCTTGATTCTGGCTCTATATCCAAAATCATATCATTGTAGCTTTTGTTTTCAATCTTACTCATATAACAAAGTTATTAATTTTTTTTAATCTGCTAACAAATCTCTTATTAAATTAGAAATTTGCATCAAAGCCACGTTATTTATCAAATTCCAAACTAATCCCATATCACCTCTTGGCGGATTGTCTTGTAACCTTTTTGGCTTTCCATCTTCGCCTCTAACGGCTTCATAGCCTAACGTACAACGGCAGTTGATAACATCACCAGCACTTCCGCTTGGGTCGCAAGGATGTAACATTTGCTCAAAACCGCCATTCTTAGTTTTAACATTAAATTTTTCATCGTAAGGTACTTTTATTCCATCCATATGATAATGGTCAAACTGATCTCGTGGCACTCGCCTTGTTCGGTTATCCCTCGCTGCTATCCATTCCTTCATAGTTACAAGTCCAGTTGCAGCCGTGCCTACCATAGAGCCAATGTTTGCTGCCCTTCCTGTTTCCGTTCTTGCTATCATCTCGGCTCGGTAGTCCGTTATACCAGCCGTTCTCAATAGCTTGATTGTTTCTTGCATTGTCAAACCTTCCTCAACAGACTTTATCAAGTATTGTTGAATTTGGTTCTTTGTTGTTTGTGTTATTTCGGCAGCTATATTATCTAATCCTTTTAATTCAAGATAAGTCAACATCACATAGGTAAACAAGTCCGTTTGCTTACTTTTAAATTCCTCTGGTCCGTAATAACCTTTAACCGATTTAGAAACGTTCTTCTCGGCAATTTGTGCCATCTTAACGCCCATTGCAATATGAACGTTTTGGATGGTCTTTTTTATCTTCTTATCGCTTATAGCGTTTAAATCTTGGGTATCGCAATATGTATCCACTTGCCTTTGTAGTTCTTTCTTGAACTTAGGTGAGTAGGTTTTTATTGCGTTTAAATATAGTTTTCTATAATCTTGCCAAATCATTTGTTAGGATTGTATGCCCAATTCTTTAAGGAAATATCCCTCTTAGATGGACACTCTTTGTTTACAGGTTTACCTTGCTCCATATTTTTCATTCTACTAACAAAGCTAATGGTTCTGTTTGCAGACTTAACTTCATTTGCACCCCAATCAGCTTTTTTCTTACTCAATAGATTTAAGTTCCTATTTACTGGACTTCTATCTAATGATGCTAAACGTGAGCATTTAGTTTCACTCCAAGCCTTTAACTCGGAATAAGACATATTTACTGTTTCGTGATACTTTGCGTAAACTTCATCAATAACTTCTTGAAGGTCGGCTTTTAGGTCAACCTTTAAATCAAATAACTTGTCTATGATCTCTTGACTATTCATTTGGTAGTGTTAATGGTTGGAACTCATCTGGACTTTGTAAACTTGATGGAATGTATAATTTTTCCATTTCTGCTTCGTCAATGTATGGTGGAATCTCTAATCCCATAATATCCATCTTTTGCTTAGGTGCAATCCACCAAGCCTTATCTAACCATTCAACTTGTTCCGATTTGTTTGCTTCTAATTCGCTATAAACAGTTGGGTCAAAGTCAACGTAAATATCTGTTCCACGATATCCCCAATCACTATGTAGTTTTCTATTCAAGTTATCTCTAATACCTACTAACAAAGGAATAGCACAACGAACTGTTAATGCTTTCTCTCCTTCTCTTTGGTTGTTGTAAGTCTTATTGTCAGCATCGTTTAACAATTGAGATGGTACTCCATAAATATTACAAAGTGCTTTCATATCCCATTTCTCACTTTCAATGATATCTAATTCAACAGGACTTAAACCGATTTGTTTCCAATCAACTTTATAACCACTAACCGCAATTGAATTAAAGTTAGCAGACCCACCTTTCTCACTCACCGCCTTTTTAAGTGCTTGTGCTTGTTGTGTTCCACTAATAGGGTCAAAGCGTTCATCATTCATAAATAGAACTCCAGCTGGACCACCATTCTGGAAAGATGCAACCGCCGCAGTCTTGGCTTCGTTTGAACGAGTCAAGTTTCTCGCAGCAGCCATTAAAGGTGATTGACCATATAGTTGATTGCCAGTTGTATTCCATTGTAAGTTTATGTATTTATCTTGTAATACTTCTTGTTTAGTAAAGTTCCATAAAGGACCATAGTTTAATTGGTAACCACTAATCGTTGGAGGAAAGTTTTGAATGTCCGCTAACACGTACATATATTGAGAAGGAAGCACGTACAATTCATACGGCTTACCATCGTTATTACCACCTTCAATCATCTTTGCGTAAACAAAAGAGTTACCTGTAACTAATTTAAAAGTACACCAAGATTCTACAAAATCGCCAAATGTATCTTCCTCATTAGGATATTTTAATAACTCGTTTAATCGTGCATCTTTTGTATATAGTTCAAATGCTTTCTTGTGTAGCTTTTCTACATCCTTCCAGTTCTCAATCTTATCTGGTTGGCTCATTAACGCTTTGTATTTCTTTGCAGAAGTTTCATCAACCACTCTATAAACGTGGAATGGAGCAAGTTTTGCCTTGTCCGCAATTAATTTAACGATTGAATAAACTATGTCATTTGCTGAATAACCATCATTTACGAAACTAATGTTATCGCCACCCTGCCAAGTTATTATCCCTTGTTGTATTGCAACTTGTCCGTTAAAAGGAATTTGTGGTAGTACAGTAGATAGTTTTTGTCTTTTACCAAAAAAGTCAAGTAATCCCATTATATATGAATTTTAACAAAGTTAGACAATTTATCCTAAAATACCGACACCTCAAATTTTAGCTTGGTTAAATGCGTAAACACGGCATACCTACAAGCATCCATCAAGTCATCATTTGCCTTTACAGGTTCTTCAATTACGTTATCGTTTTTATCCTTTTTCCATTTGTAAGACATAAACTCCCTTCTTAGGTTTTTGCTATTGTAGTGCAAGTTTATTGGGTAAGACTTCATTTTAACTATTCCTGCCCATACATCCTTTTGCGCTGGTTTGATATTAAAGCCTTGTCGGTAAAGTTCCTCAATAGATTTAGGCTCGGCAGCATCCGCATAGATTGTGGCTCGTTCTGGTAGCTTTTCTTTAATCAATCTTGATAGATCACTCAAAGTCAATCCGCTTTGGTAAACTATTTCCTCAAAGTAGTTTTGTCCTTCATAGTGTGTAACCTTTATAAGTGCAGCTGGGTGAACATAGCCAAAGTCCAATCCATAGAATACATCCCCATCTGGTGCTTGGTCATATTGTTTCCATTGAGTGTAAATGATTTCTTTTGCAGAGCCTCGTTCCCCTAATCCGTACACTTTCCACATAAAGTCATCCGGTAAGTTTTTGTATTGCTCAATGTTTTTTATTTGACTTTCGCTAAGGTTTGAGATATTGTTTAAGTAGGTAGAATGGATGCGCTTATTTTTTGGATTGTCGGCTACTTCATACACCCAAGAAATAAAGTCTGCTGGATTCCAGTCTAAGAATGATTGTCCAGTTGTACGAATTAAAAGCTGGTCAAACAAAGCCTTGCTAATTAGGTTTGCCTCGTTTACGAATAGTATATCCCTTGCTGGTCCTTTTGCTTTATCTGGGTCTTCCAATCCAAACAATTCAATATAAGAGCCGTTCTTAAACGTATAAATGAAATCCGTGTACCTAAAATCTTTTTCATCCCAAATATTCCATTGCTCTAATATGTTTTTGAAATCCCTATAAACTCCACGCTTAATATGTGGTAAGGAATGAGATACGCACGAAATTCTTGTATTAGGCTTGGTTAAAGCAATGTGAATTAGCAACTGAACAACTGAATAGCTTTTACTTGACCTTGACCCACCTTCGTTGCATATTATTGGATACCCATCCTCGTATGCCTTTTTATTTGCATAAAAAACAGGTGTTGCCTTAATCTTTAATTGGTTGACAATCTGCATCTGGTTCTATTGTAATTTGCACATTACCCTTTATGTCGGCGGTTATGTCGGTTGTTTGTTTAGGTTTACCTTCTAATCTATCAACTACTGCCTCGTATGCTCTTTGGTCGCCTTTCAATGCTTTGCTAATCATTTGCATATCCATCAATTCAAGTACAGTAAAATCTTCATCTTCGCCTGTAATTGGATTCCTTCTTTTTTGTACTAATTCAAGCAACCTAAGTAAACGAGTTTTACTATTTTGCACCCCTTTGCCTCTACCTTTTGGGTTTCTTACTTCGCCTTTTTGTGCTGGTATCAAATTATGTTCGTTTGCCATATATTCTTAATTTCCTCTAATTATTACAAAGTTAACTTTTAAACCATTGCAACCAAATTTGATGTGCAATTTGAGCTGTCATTAATGGTGGGACTGACATACCTATTAAGTAATTAGGTGCTATTTTCTTAAAATTATAATCCATTGGGTATGAACCAATTAATTTACATTCATCCATTGTAACCCTATGTGGAACATCAAATCTAATTGGAATTGAATCTGAACCAGCTGCAATTGTATTTGGTACTTTGTCATCCTTAATAAATACAGCATTAAACCTTTTAGCTTTACCACTTAACCTTATATGAATATCTGATAAACTTGTATCATCAATATGCCTATGTTCCCATATTTTTCTTGTTTCAAGGGTCAATTCAGTACCATATATATTGGATTTAAAATTTTTATATGTAATTGGTTTTTCATTAAAAGCCAACACCAATGGTTTAAGATTTAATTCCTTTTTATGACCAATAAAAAATACCCTTTCCCTTCTTTGTGGAACACCCATTGAAGCACCATTTAAAAGAAATATTTGAACATTATACCCAGCATTTTCCATTGTTTGAATAATCTTTTTAGAATATGCTTTAGCATTACCCAAAATAATACCTTTTACATTTTCCAATAAAAATACTTTTGGTTGTAATTTTATGATGGTATTACAATACTCAAATACAAGATCATCCAATGTTTGCAATGCTTGACCTTCCTTAAATTGCTTTTCTTTACCCCAAGCCTTTTCCCTACTCCCTGACATTGAAAAACTTGAACAAGGTGGACTGCCATCTAATAAATCAAGATTATATAGTTCATCCGGCAAATCAGTTCTTTTATTAAATAACCTAATATCTTCATTATAAAAATGCTTTGGATTGTGGTTTGTTTTATAAATATCCCCAACTTGTGGGTCAATTTCAACTCCGCCAATATGGTCATATCCAGCCAATTTATACCCCATTGTTGAGCCACCACCACAAATAAACGTACCAAATACCTTTAAATTATGTTTTTCTATTCCTTTTGCAGGATAACCATCTGATAAATTCCAATTGTAAGGGAATTTATGGTCATTATATTCGTACTTAATCATTGCCTAAAAGTTTCCAAATAGCTTGTTCTGGTGTAGCTGCTATTTTATGTAATTGTTCTTTTACTAAATGATATTCATCTTCTGTATACTTTAAAGTTATAGTCATTGAATCACTTACATCATCAAGGCTTAATTCTTTGTTTTGATCTGCAAATCCACCAGAATCAAAGTTTGGTATATCTAATCCCCATTCGGTAAGTAATTGCTCATCCCAATTATTAGCCAAATCATCCCAATGCCATTCACCATATCCTACATTGTCCTTTACTATAAACTCCTTCTTTTGTTCTTCGGTTAGTTCTTTTGCTTGTTTTACAGGTACATCCGTAAGTCCAGCTTCAATACAAGCCTTTAGCCTCATATTGCCACCTAAAACAATATTGTTCTCATCTATGACTATTGGTCTAAGTTCAAGCATTTGTGGGAAGTCTTGGATTGACTTAACCAGCTTCTTAAACTTGTCATCTTTAATAATTCTTGGATTGTTGGGGTTAGGTTTAATTTCGTTGATATTCATTATCTGTTTTTAGTTGGTGTTCGTATTGAAATAATACTATCTGCTTTCTTTTCTAAATTGTCATAGCCTACCCATTTGCCACATTTAGTACATTCAAATTGAGTTTCTTTTATCTTACCGAACCAAAGATATCCTTCGGTAACTGTACCGCATTTACAAGTATATAGCTTCTTACCATAAGTATCTTTCATAGCTTTATAAAATTTTTTATTTTCAGCGTTAAAATAATCTCTATTAATTATTCTACCTAATTCTTCTAACATCTGCCTTGTCTATTATATGGTTTAACTGCCTTGTCCTTTGGACCAGATGTCTTTTTGTATTTGCCACACTTTCTTTTCCCAAATGATTGTTTGCCTTTACTGTCTAATTTTGCCATTATAGTTATTTATTAAATCTGCCATAAAATCAAATCTTTGTTCCTGTGTTTTGCCAAATACATAGTGCGTAGTTCCATCAATGTCAAAAACATAGCAAGGATAACCTGCTATTTCTTGCTCTTTGCACGTTTCAAATATGTTACTTGTATCTGTCAATTAAATCGTTTAATTCAGTTCTTGTCCATTTCTTTAGCCTATTATTTACCGCCTCAAACTCTAATTCTTTAACCGCTTTTTCACCTATCCTTTCAACTAAGCCAATTCGGTACATTGCTTGGTTGCCGTGTTTAAACATATTACATCCAGCACATTGCAAGTGTATGTTCCATTCGTTAAAACGTAAAGCTGAATACCCTTTAACTGTAAAGTAGTGTCCAGCTTGATTACCATTGTAGCTTCCGCAACTAATACAAGGCAATCCTTCATCTCTTTTTCTTATATACGCATTTACTACCTTTTGGGTCTTTTCTAACAACTTAGGTAAAGGTATCAATGGCATTTTACAAAATTAGGGTTACTTTTTCAATCTAACAACACATAATCTATCGTTATGCTTGTATCGTTTCTTGTTTATTGGGTTCATATAAGTCATTATGGTTTTATAGTCAGTACCTAAAAACCTAACTGCTTTTGCTATTGATCTAAATTCTATCTCCTCTTTTGTATCTAAGTAAATCAATCTTACTTCAATGTTATTGTCTATTCCTGTCATCGGTTTATTAGTTTGTAATAAAGTTGTTTTAATAGTTCCCAAATAGCTATGGTTACAAATATTTTAAGCATAATCTTTTTATTTCAAAATATAGATGTGCGGTTATATAAATTAAAGATGCTAATGGAACTGAAATCAGCATAAACTTTGCTAATTCGTAAATAAATGTTAATTGTTTCATAATTGGTTTTGTAAAAATAGGTACAAAGTATATCTTTTGCACTCGTTTTTGATAAATATTTCGTTATTTAATTTCTCTAAGTCTTTAGGTGTTTTAGCAGTTACCTTGTAATGTGCTATTATCTTTTTCTTTATTTGGTCAGCTTTATCTGGACTAAGATTTTCCTTGTTTAATTCCTTTCGTTTCCATAGTACATCAAAAGCCATTGTATTTAGCAACTCCCAACCTCTTTTAGTAGACTTATTCCAATTTTGGTATAGTGCCTCAATAATTTCATCATCATTGATTTTTGGCACTTTTATTGGTTGCGGTTCTACATAGGTCTTATGTCTTACTTGCAAAGCTATTGGCTTATAGGCTGCCATCACATCACCAAAGAATTTAGGGGTAAACATAATTGCTTTGTCAACTGATAATTTCCCCATTGCGTAAAGTTCAAAAGCTACTCCAAGTTCCTTTAGTTTAAAATTTCCATAATTCTTAATTACAAATTCACAAAGGAATTGAAACAATTCAATTGTAGGTGTTTGACATCCGCTTAAAGCAATACAAGTCTTTAAATGTTCCTTAACCTCAATCGGTGAGCATCTACTAACACTCATTGTATCTAAAGCAACCACAA